ACAATCACCAAAGGTGGTCTCGTTAAGAAGTCTCTTAATGTTGCCTTAGCAGGTACAGGTGTTGGTAAGTCTTTATTCATGTGTCATGTCGCTGCTGGTGCCCTAACACAAATGAAAAATGTCTTATATATAACTATGGAAATGGCAGAAGAAAGGATAGCAGAACGTATTGACGCTAATCTAATGAATGTGCCTATTGACCAATTAGAGAATTTAAGTAAGGATATGTTCGATAAGAAAATGCATAAGCTTACTGATAAAGGTGTTGGTAAACTTATTGTGAAAGAATATCCTACAGGAGCTGCAAGTTCTATTCACTTTAGAGCACTATTAAAAGAATTAAAGATTAAGCGTGACTTCACACCTGATCTTATTTGCATAGACTATCTAAATATATGTGCATCATCAAGAATGAAATCTATGGGTGGTGCAATCAATTCATATATTATGGTCAAAGCAATTGCAGAAGAATTGCGTGGCTTAGCAGTAGAATATAATTTACCTATTGTTACAGCCACACAAACCACACGTTCAGGTTTTGCATCATCTGATGTGGGACTAGAAGATACAAGTGAATCATTTGGTTTACCAGCTACGGCTGACCTCATGTTTGCACTTATATCTACTGAAGAACTAGAGAACCTTAATCAAATAATGGTTAAGCAATTAAAGAATAGGTATAATGATCCTACAGGTGGAAACAAAAAGTTTGTACTTGGCATTGATAGATCGAAGATGAGATTATATGATGTAGAGGATACGGCTCAAACTCTAAATGTTAGAGATGACCAACCTAAAAAAATATCACAATTTGAGGATTTTAAGTATGAGTAATTTATTAACAGCAGAAGGATGGGGAAATAAATATACCCATCTTGCAAAAGAAATATCTACATGGTCTAAGGACCCAAGCACTAAAGTTGGTGCTATAGTTGTTGGTGAAGCAGGCCAAATATTATCACAAGGATATAATGGTTTCCCAAGAGGTATTAAAGATTCATCAGATAGATTAAATGATCGTGAAAGAAAGTATGAATTAGTTGTACATGCAGAGATGAATGCTATATATAATGCTAGTCTTAATGGAGTTTCTTTAAAAGATTCTACATTATATGTGTATGGTTTACCTATTTGCAATGAATGTGCTAAAGGCATTATTCAAGTTGGTATAAAAAAGGTTGTTGCTATGAGACCTCAAATATATAATTCCGAATGGGATAAATCACTAAAAGCTGCTGAAGCTTTGTTTAGAGAAGCCGAAGTAATGTATTTAATTGACGTGGAGGATGAATGAGTAAATCGCCAATACCGTATGTTATACGGAAAAGAGATCATAATAAAAATATTATCTCTAAAAAATATTTAAGCCATGGAACATTCAGATGTAAACGTCACCCTAATAGTAAGAGGTGTAAAAATGCTTAAAAAAACTATGTACAAAGCGCTAAAAGTATGTTATAATAGTACTTTAAATAAAGGAGTAGTATATGTGGAAATATAAAGTAAAAGGTTTCGTTATTGGTGTTTTATTAGTCGCTTCTATGCAAGTATTAGCTGCACAGAACATCAGATCAGGTGTAGTCAAAGATCATTATCATGATGTCGTAGTTATTGAACCATACTATGTTGAAGTATGTGGTGAAGAAACTCAAATGGCAGGTGATGTTGTTGATGGCGCTATATGGGGTGCAATTTTTGGTGCTGTACTCGGTGATGTTATAGATGATGAGAATGGTAGATTACCAGGAGCAATTATCGGTGGCGCTATCGGTGCAAAGACTGAAGAGAATAAAGGTGATGGTTCAACTACTATTGTATGTAGAACTGAGCAGCGCAAAACTAAAACTGCTAAAAGACAATATTCACACTCAACAATACACTTTACAGTACAAGGTACAGCATACGAATTAGACTTTATTCGTAATGACCGTTAAAAAAGAAATACCATTCAAAAAATGGACATTTGTAGATAAACAAGATCTCGATACTGATCATTGGTATATACGATTAGATGGTGGTCTATACCATAATGTGATATTTCGTTTTATGAAAGTATCATTAAATATGGATGCTAAGTCTATAGATTTTGATTATGAAGTGGTAGATTATCCAAGTATGGATGACCCACATGGTGAGCCTGCATTTACAGAAATGGCAGGCGATATTTTAAAAAGTATCTTAGATGATGCTATGGATAAACAGGACTATATAATTGGCCCTAAAAATGAATGAACGTAAAAGAAACATTAACCATTCTCTCAGAAGAGTGCGCGGAAGTAATACAAGCTAACTCTAAATTAATCCGATTCGGCCCATATGATGAAGATAATGTGCACGAATTAGAAAAAGAGCTCGGCGATATCATGGCTATGATACTTATACTTGATTATTATGGTTATGTTTCAACAGAAAACATTACAAATAATGTTATTCCAAAACTTACAAAGCTTAAAAAGTACAGCAAAATTAAGAATTTAAATAAAATTATAAAGAATTTGTAATTATTATAAATACCCTTATATCGTAATTTATATAAGGGTTTCATGCAGTCATTTAAGATTTATCTATCAGAAGGAAGACACGATCCTTCAATATTCAAGGCAGTTTTTATGGCAGGTGCTCCAGGCGCAGGCAAATCTTTTGTCTCTGATTGGATGGCATTAGGACCACAACTTGGATATAAAGTAATTAATTCTGATACAGAATTCGAACGTTATATGAAAGAGGCAGGCTTGACTGATGATAAAGGTGCAGTTATTCTTGATCCTAAAAGAGAATTCGAACGTGGTGTTATACGATCAGTAGCAAAGAGACATACACAAGCTAAGCAAAGACATGCCTTAATTGGTAGATTAGGTCTTGTTATCGATGGTACAGCTGCAAATGCGGCTAAAATAATAAAACAAAAGAAATTTTTAGAGACACTTGGTTATGAATGTGCTATGGTTTATGTTAATGTTCCTTTAGATGTTTCAATAGCATCAGACAAAGAGCGTGGTGAACAGGGTGATAGATCAATAGGACCAGAACTTGTCACACAAAAATATAATGAATTAGATAAAGGTATACCTAAATTAATAAAAGCATTTGGCACAGTAACTACTGGATTTGGGCCTAAACCTAGTAAATCAATGTTTTTTATAGTAGATAATACAGTAAGAGAAAAAACACCAAGTCTAATTCGTAAGGTGTTAGGTGATATTACTAAGTGGTCTAAACAACTACCAAAAAATAGTGCAGCAAAACAATGGATGAGAAATAACTAATGCAACAATTTAAAGAGCAAGTTCACGAGACAACACAAATGCGTATTATCGATCTTCTTCCAAAGAAGGTCAAGCATATGATATACAGAATTGCACATCAAGACAAATATAAAGGTGCTTTGCTTATGATTAAGCATTTAAGAAAAGATCCTGATGTAATCTCAAGAGGCTTAAGTAAAAAGAAAATACAAGACATCGCTGCTGATCATTTTAAATTAAATCATCGTGAGTTTGAAAAGATACTTAATCGTAAGACTAGATACGAAGAAGCTCCTCCAGGAATGGCAGACACAGTCAAGAAATTTAAAGCAGATGGGATGGATGATGAGATGGCATTCGCTCTTGCTTGGAAAATATATAATAAGAAAGAAGAGTATATCACTGAAGAAAAAGGTGATGACATTTTGCCTGATGACTTCTTAGGAGGATTACCTCATGAAGTAGATATGAAAGCTTCTTCTGGTGTACGAACGGTATATAAAGTTCGTTCATCAGATAGAGAGGCAGATAGAGATGAGATACTACGAATCTTAAGACAAGCTGGAGTTACAGCTCAAATAGGTTCAGGAAGTTCAAGTGTTGATCCGATTGATGGCGAATTTGACAATATGCGATTTAGAATTTTGGTTAAACCAGTATCAGGTGGCATGGGTGAGACAACACTTAATTCAAGTATTACTGAGTTATTTCCATGTATTGCTTTTGAAACTAATTATAATCCAAAAAGTGTAGAAGAATTTCATAAGTATTTGCTTGGCGTTGATGTTAGCAAGCTTTCATGTGTATTAGGTAAGGATCTTGCGGCCGCTGAAGAAACAATTAATAAAGCAGATACATCTACTAAATTTGCAGAAAAAATGGAAAATGCTATTGGTATATGGCAGTTTTTAAAAGATCAGCATAAAGATAAGCCAATAAAAAATGTTTATTGGGGATATAGAGCAAAGCCGGCCGGTGTTGGAAGAGGACATCCAGGAGATATGTTTATTGAATACACTGATAAGAAAATGCTTGGTGTAAGTTTAAAAGCTGGTGGAAAGAAAACATCTGAACCTCAATTGAATACATATGTTAGACCAGTATTTGATGCATTTAAAGAATCACGAACAATGGCATCATTAAGAAGTAAAGCATATCAGCAAGTATATTCTAAAATTAAAGATATGCCTGCAGAAGAAGGCTTTGATGGCGGTCCCAATGGTAGACATAAAGATAGAGCAAAGACAGAAAATATTTTAAAAGTCTATGATAAAAAGAATAATCGTGCATACGAAAAAGATTATGATACAATGCTTGAAATAATGAGACAAGGTATTGTAGACCTCTTCAATAAAAATAAAAAGAAGACGGTTGAATATATTATAGCAGAAATTTTAAGAGATGCTCCCGGTGTTCCGACTATGGTGATTAAAGCAATTGGATCTACATATGAGGAAGTAACTGACAGAAATGAAGTAGGTGTATTTCTTCCGCAAGTAAAGTTTGTAAAAGCTGTTACGGCCAGATCATCTAAACAAAATTGGTATATAATACTACAATCTGGTAATGATAGTATTACAATGGCAATGTCAATTAGATCAAATAAATCTGGACATGCTGGTAAAAAGAAATTAGGACAATTTCCTTTAGGACTTGCAGTTAAATATAATGGTATAGCTAAATGAATTTAAAGCAACATATAGTAGAAGCAAAGAATACACACATGGTGCATATCGAAGATATGGTCATAGATGGTGGAGTGGATGGCGCACGTGCCGCTATATTTGCTTTAAGAGATTTAAGAGACATGTTAGCTGGTCATACGAATGATAGTAAAGCAGTTACAGTTAAATGGGATGGTGCACCAGCCGTATTTGCTGGCATTGATCCATCTGATGGTAAGTTCTTTGTTGCAAAGAAAGGAATATTTAATAAGAATCCCAAAGTATATAAGAGCGTTAAAGAAGTTAAAGCCGATACTTCAGGTGATTTAGCAGCAAAGCTTACAGAAGCATTTAAAGAATTTAAGAAACTTGGTATAAAGAAAGGAGTCTACCAGGGTGACATTATGTTCATCAAAAAAGACTTAAAGAAAGCAACAATTGATGGGAGAAAGTATGTAACTTTTCACCCAAATACTATAGTATATGCAATACCCGTTGAAGCAGCAACAGAAATTATGAGAGCAAAAATTGGCGTAGTGTGGCATACTTATTACTCAGGCTCAACCTTTGAATCTATGAGTGCATCCTTTGGTGTAACCACTGCTGCATTTAAAAATGTCCGAACGGTGTGGCAGAAATCAGCCAACCTACCAGACATATCTGGTTTAGCCACATTAACCAAAAAGGACACAGATGAAATTACGAAACATATATCAAACGCGGGAAAACTCTTTCAAAAGATCGCGTCTAGTACGCTTAATGACGTGGCTACAAATCCAGATATTAATTTATTTATCAATACCTTTCGCAATACGAAAGTTAGAGCACAAAGCGAAATTAGCAACACATCGGCCCATGTACAAGAACTTATTGACTGGATCGAAAACCGCTATAACACAGAAAAGGAGAGACTTAAAAGCGATGCTGGTAAGGATAGAAAGGAAGAAGCGAAGCTTGCAGCACTAGAATTCTTTACAGATGACAATAAAGATAGTCTTGTCAGCATGTTTGATATGCAAAATGAACTCGTATATGCTAAGAAAAAGCTATTAACACACTTGGACAGTATGGATAGTATAAATACATTTATAAAGACTAAAGATGGTTTTAGAGTAACGGGCGCTGAAGGATATGTTGCTATTGACCATTTAACTAATGGCGCAGTTAAAATTGTGGATAGGATGGAATTTTCCTATAATAATTTTAGTAAAGATATAATCAAAGGGTGGGAGTCCGAATCACGATGAAATCATTAAAAACAATAATAAACGAAAGGGTTAGCGGCAGAGATACTGTCTGGGATAGCGATCAAGGAGAGGTAATAGATTACATGCTAAAAGATCGTAGATTTGGATTGCACGCAGCTAAATTTGGTTATGAAGATAGTGAAGATATCTATTTTGATGATGATGCATTAGTATTTAACTCTACGACAGTTGCACGTACAAAGAAGAATACTACTGTTGATGATTTAATCAAATTAGTTTTAAAAAAGAAAAATTTGCCAAAGCATCCAGATTGGACACCAGCATTTGCAAAAGAATTAAAAAGGAGATATGGTTAAATGAAATTAATAGACAGATTAGTAAAAGAATTTACCTCAATAAACGAGGCAAGAGTAAAAGATAATCATAGGTGGAATGCTAACGATGAGATAGCAACTATGAATTTCATTTATAAAGACTTTAAAAAAGAATTAGGTAGAGATCCAGGTAAACCATATATGGATGATGACCATCTTGTAGTAGGTAGTGATACCGTATTAAGAGTAAAAGATAATACATCAGTAGCTGATATGAAAAAAGCAGTATCAGCATGGATTGGCAAAAATGCTAAACCTGCTCCTGACGAGGCCAAAGTTGGTCGATTCAATGTTAAGTTACCTACTGAATTAGCTGGAGTACTTGGTAACAAAGCAACTAAGCTTGACAAGCCACGTGCAATTATTAAAACAGATATTGATTCAGCTAAAGAAATTCAAAAAGCGGTGAAAGGCAAAGGTGCTAAGTTTCGTATGATGAAACGTAAAGATCATGTTGCTGTATATCTTGACTTTGATGATGGCAAAATAATGCAAGATGCATTGAAAAAAGTAGCGAGGATAAGATAATGGCAATAAATATCCAACAAGCATTAAATGAAATGGGTAATA